ACCTTCGGGCTTTAAAACTATAGATGCTTATGCTATAAAGTTAACGCCTGAGATGGTATTACCAACAAAAACACATCTGGCATCTGGAGGGTATGTACGATATGATCCTCTTGTATCAATAGATGAAATGATAGGAGCAGCATAATGGTTGTAGAAAGACCAGCAAATTACGACGAACCACAAACGGTTAACGATCAATTAATGATACCACCATTGGTAGGACAAGAAGTGGAATTAGAACCAGGAACTGATCAACCTATTGATATTGAAATGACAGAAGATGGTGGTGCTATTGTTAATCCCGAAATAATGCCCCTTGATACTGGCTTTGATGGTAATTTAGCAGAATTTATAGACGAGAATGATTTACAGGTAATATCTAGTGAACTTAGACAATCTTTTGAGGATGATAAATCATCAAGACAACAATGGGAAGAAGCTTACACAAAAGGTTTAGATTTACTTGGATTAAACTACCAGGAAAGATCTCAACCCTTTCAAGGTGCAAGTGGTGTAACACATCCACTGTTAGCAGAGTCTGTCACACAGTTTCAAGCACAAGCATATAAAGAATTATTACCAGCAAGCGGTCCTATAAGAACACAAATTATTGGATCAGCTACAAAAGAAAAAGAAGATCAAGCACAACGTGTAAGTGATTTTATGAATTATCAAATCATGCACGTTATGGAAGAGTATGATCCAGAATTAGATCAAATGCTTTTTTATTTACCTTTAGCAGGTTCTACATTTAAAAAAGTATATTACGATGCAAATCTTGGAAGAGCTGTATCTAAATTTATACCAGCAGAAGATTTAGTTGTACCTTACACAGCTACAAATTTAGAAGAATGCGAAAGAGTAACTCATATTTTAAAAAGAACAGACAACGATATTAAAAAAATGCAAGTCTCAGGTTTTTACCGTGATGTTGATTTACAAGTTATAGAAGAGGAAAGAAAAGTAGAAGAAAAAGAAAGAAAACTATCTGGTATACAGAAAACTGGATACAGAGATGATCAATATACTTTATTAGAAATGCATGTTGATTTAGATGTGCCAGGATTTGAAGATCCTGATGGTATTAAACTTCCATACATAGTTACTGTAGATGAAGGATCTGGCAACGTTCTTTCTATTTATAGAAATTACAAAGATGGAGACACTTTATATAAAAAACAACAATATTTTGTTCATTACAAATTTATGCCAGGTCTTGGATTTTATGGTCTTGGTTTAATTCACATGATTGGCGGTTTATCTAGAACAGCTACATCTGCCTTACGTCAATTAATTGATGCTGGAACATTAGCAAATTTACCTGCGGGTTTTAAAGCTAGAGGTTTGAGAATAGCGGATGATGACAGCCCTATACAACCTGGTGAGTTTAGAGATGTAGATGCACCAAGTGGTGATCTACGTGCAGGTCTTTTACCTTTACCTTACAAAGGTGCAGATCCAACTTTATTTCAACTATTAGGATTTTGTGTTCAAGCAGGTAAAGAATTTGCAACTGTGGCAGATCAAAAAATAGGTGATGCTGCTGGAGCAGGAGCGCCTGTCGGAACAACAATGGCTTTAATGGAAAGAGGCATGCGTGTTATGTCAGCTATTCACAAAAGAGTTCACTATGCTCAAAGAATAGAATTTAAATTATTAGCTAAGATTTTTTCAGAATCATTACCACCTATGTATCCCTATGAAGTTCAAGGTGATTTACAATCATTAAAAGCAACTGACTTTGATGAAAGAATAGATATTATTCCCGTTTCTGATCCAACCATATTTTCTATGTCACAACGTGTGACGTTAGCACAAACGCAATTACAATTAGCCGAAGCTGCACCGCAAATGCACAACATCTATGAAGCTTATAGAAGAATGTATTCCGCTATGGGTGTTCAAAATATTGATGCTATATTACCAGTTCCTTCTGGCCCTGAACCAATGGATCCAGGAATGGAAAATGCAACAGCATTATCAGGTGGCTCATTAACAGCTTTTAGAAAACAAAATCAATTAGCACACATAGATGCACATAGAGCTTTCTTTTCTAGTGTTTTGGTAAAAAATAATCCTCAAACTATGATGATTTTACAGTCGCACATTATGGAACATGTATCATTACAGGCAAGAGAAGAGGTAGAACAAGAAATGGCAAAAGAATTTGAAGCATTACAGGCTCAAGCAGGTGGTGAATTACCACCAGAACAACAAAATGAAATGCAAGAGCTAGTAGAATCTAAAATTGCAGAGAGAATTGTTGAAATGACTACGGAAATGGTCACTGAAGAACAACAAATGATGGCTGAACAAGGTGAAGACCCATTAGTTCAGTTAAAACAACAAGAAATTGACATTAAAGCACAAGATTTACAGAGAAAAACAGCATATGATGAAGGAAAAATGTCTATTGATGCTTTAAAATTAGCTCAAAATGAAGAATTAGCAGAAGCTAAAATAGATTCACAAGAAGATATTGCACAATTACGTGCGAATGTTAATCTATCTAAACAAAAAAGTAACAATGCAAAGCGCAACCGATAAATTACAAGAATATCTTAACGAGTTGATGAATTTTTCCGACACAGCCGTTACAAGTCAAGAAGAACAGATACTTTTAGCGGGTGCAATGATGGGTGTAGCAAAAATGCTGTATCATAATAACCTTACTGAACAAGAATATGATAATATTATGAATCATAATGGAAGAGACTTGCTAAATCTCATAAAACCAACTATACATTAATTATTATGGCAAAAGAATTAAAAGATATACCAGCAGACAATAAAGGATTACCAAAATTAGACAAAAAAGTTCGTAATCAAATAGGATATAAAAAAGATGGTGGTGCCATTAATGGTTTAAAAAAAATGGGCATGAAAAAAGGTGGTCTAGCAGGTAGACTAGCTCAACGTGGCTATGGAAAGGCGAGATCATGAAGTTTAAAAATGCAAAAATGACTATTGTTCCTCAAAAAAACCCATTTCCTAATACTAAAATTGCTTCAACAGCAGAGAAAGTTTACTCTCCTTTTGTAGTAAAAGATAACAAGGGAACTGGACCTCAAGGACAGACAAGCAGAATGCAAATTAAAAAAGTAGCATTCAAAGGCGTAAAATAGTATAATCCCCAACTTAACAAAGGAGGTTTTATGAACCTATTAAAAGATCTATGGTCACATATTAAAGAGTGGTCAGATTGGAAAATGAAGGACTGGATTAAGGCCGCTATTGTAGCGATCATTGTTCTCTGGGTAATTAGCTGGATGACAGGTGGAGCAGCATAGTGCTTAATCTACTCGGTGGTTTACTTGGTGGTGGAAAAGGCGGAGCCTTAGCAACCATTTCAAAAGTTGTCGACGAACTTCATACGAGTGAGGAAGAAAAATTAGATAAAAAAATTCTAATGCAACGCTTACAACAAAAGCTTGCAGAAAAACAATTAGATGTTAATGCAAAGGAAGCCAGCCATCGCAGCGTATTCGTTGCGGGCTGGCGACCAGCTATAGGATGGTGCGGAGCCCTAGCTTTATTTTTCGCATTCATCTTATCCCCATGTATTGATTGGTATGCAAAATTTTCAGGTATGGATATTGTCCCACCTGCCATAGAAACTGGGCCCCTTCTAGCAATTGTCACTTCAATGCTCGGCGTATCTGGCCTGCGCACTTTCGAAAAGGCAAAGGGTCTTACTAAGTGAAAAAAGGTAACAAGAAAAAAGTTAAAAAAGTAATTAAAGGTTTGAAAAAAGCCTCTAATACACATGCTAAACAAGCAAGAACATTACAAAAAGTTATAGGAAGAAAATAATTAACAAAAAAGGAGAAGACTATGGAAAAACATTCACATGAAGAACACATCGTAGGTAAAAGCGGTGACTATACAGCTAAGGGTAACATAGGCGATACTTGGGAAAAAAGTGCATACACTGGAGGAGTATCTGTAAAAGGACATGCAACTCTTGTAGATGACACACCTGATGGCAGCTACGACGTAAAAATAAAAACAAACTGTGATGACTATAATCACACTTACACTGTTAACAAAGGTGATGACTTTGATTTTAAAAAAGTTACAACAAATTTTTTTGATGAAACTGATATTAAAATAACTGTGACAGGTAATGATGGTCAAACAGGGACTTTTAAATTAGTCATAGATTATAGCACTTGCTAATGACATACGACGAGTTAGCTGGTTCCGTAAAATTATCCGAAGGCTTTAGAGATCACGTATACATAGACACGGAAGGATTTCGCACAATAGGCTGGGGTCATAAAGTAGTACATGAAGATAAATTTGAAGATGGCAAGACATATACAAAAGAAGAACTACAAGAAGTATTTGATAAAGATTTAAATAATGCAATAGGTAAAGCTAGAACACTTATGGAAAATAATGATGTCACTGATTTGCCTACAACTGCGCAACATACCATTACCGAAATGGTATTTCAGCTTGGCCCCACAGGCGTGTCCAAGTTCCGTATGATGTGGAAATGCCTGCAGGAAAGCAATTTTATTGGTGCGAGCTACGA